AAATTTAAAAAAAAAAAAAACAACCAAAACAAAAAAAAAAAAAAAAATAAAAAAAAAAGCAAAAAAAATGATAGCAAAAAAATTATGTAGTTGTATCAACAAGGTACAAAAAAAATTTATTAAAGGTTCTCCGCCCGGAATAGCCATAGGTATATGTACTAAATCTGTAATTAATAGAAAAGGTTATAAAAGAAGCACGTTTGCATGTAAAAAAAAGAAGTCTGTAAAATTATATAAGGGTGGAAAAAAGCGAAAAACAAGAGACAAACGTAATAAATCGAAAAAACGAAAAACAAGAGGCAAACGCGTAAAACGACGTAAAACGAGACGTAGAAAGAGATAATTAATTAATACGATATATCAATTAATTATCATCATTTATTTTTTGGCGTTTTCGTGATAACAGTGTATATTTTTGTCGCCCACAACAAAAAATATTTTTGATACTTAATTTCTCTCCTAAATAAGCTTCTTCGATGTAAACATCGTCAATAGGGACATCGCCACCCGTTAAACAAATGCCTATTTGATCTTTAGTAACGTCTTTATCTCCTATTTTACAATATGGTTCGAAAGTGTAAACTGTATTTTTAAAACAACAACACCAATGTCTGGGTTTGATGTCTTTTTCTTTTGGAAAATGAAATGCTGATGGAAGCCAACAATTCAAATCGCCTTTATAATGCTTTAATTGGAATTTCATTTTGGCATTTTTAGGAACGTGTGAGAATTTAACTCGAAGGAAATGTTGTCCGCCATTTTGGGGAGGAGGTGTTTCGGTATTATCGATATATACATAAACATTTCCGTGTTTTTTTTCAATATTTACCTTGTAAACATTAACCTCGTTTTTTTTGACACTCTTAGAGAATTTTCTTCTTTTCCAACTCGACCCAAAATTTTCCAATGGTGGAAAATTTTCCCCCTTGGTTTCCCAATTATTTGATAATGTTTTTTGTGGGACGTTTCTGTCCCAAAACCCTTCTTTAAGTTCATAATCATGTCGTTGAAAACATTTCCACATACAAGTCCCTACAGCCAACATTACTGCCCCTGTACCTCCAAATATTTCTAAAAGTGTTGTTATATCAGACATATTATAATATAGTAAACAATAATATGTTTGAATTGTTAACGAATTAAAATTGTGAAAAACTATTTAATCGCGGCATTGGAGCACCACCACCACCAGTGCTGTTTGATGAAGCACCAGAACCACCGGCACCACCAGCACCAGAACCAGCACCACCACCAAATACTGCTTCTCCGGCACTATTATTTCCGAAAGAACCACCTACATTATAATTAGGAACCTTTTTACATTCAAATGCTGGTTCAGGACATCTTTGGGGAGCTGGACAGGGAGGACATTTTTTATCACTCGGACATGCTCTTGAATCTGGACACTTTGGACAAACGGGAGGAACAACTTGTGATTTTAAAACATAATAATCGTCATCTCCATCTGGTATACATCTCATGCGTTTTCTTTTGTGTTTAGGTGTAGGTACACCCGGTATAAATGGTAATCTCCCTCCTTTTCCAGGCATTATATCTTCGCTTTCTGGCTCGCCATCAATACCATCAACATCACCTTTATTAGTCATATATTCTCTTACTGTCCAACCAAACGTGGATGCCATTAATACAAATATTAATAAAGCAAATAAATGAATTTTTTGAAGCTTCATATAAATTATAGTATGAAAAAAATTTATTACTATTAATCTCCTAAAATAAATTGAAAATACTTAGAGATAATAATAAGAATGATAATAATGGAAACTTGTTATAATAAAGATTGTATCGAGGCTGGGTTGGATGAAGCCGGTCGCGGTCCATTGTTTGGACCTGTTTATGTTGGTTGTGTTATATTGGATCCCAATGAAACATATAATCCAGAATTAATAAAAGATAGTAAAAAATTAAATGAGAGAAAACGATTGATAGCATTTGATTATGTTAAAGAACATGCTATTGACTATTCCATATATTCAAATGATGAAAGGGAAATAGATAAGATTAATATTCTACAGGCGACCTATAGGGGAATGCATAAAGCAATTGATGGCTTAAATGTATACCCAGAACATTTACTTGTAGATGGCACCTATTTTATCCCTTATTACAATAAAGAAAAATATGATTATTTACCCCATACTTGTGTTAAAAGTGCCGACAATAAATATTATAATGTTGCTGCTGCCTCAATATTAGCAAAGGTATCGCGTGATAAATATATAGAAAAACTCTGCGATGAAAATGAAAATTTAGAAGAGCATTATGGTATTAGGAGCAACAAGGGATACGGTGCTAAGAGACATATAGAAGGTATACGTAATCACGGTATTACAGAATGGCACCGTAAATCATTTGGTATATGTAAAAATTATTGATTACACATCATTTGTCTATATGATAAATTAAATTGATTTAAAACTAATGTTTTTAATATTAGATAAGTAAATGCGATATCTAATATTTGATACGGAAACAACAGGATTAATAAAAAAAGACGATTTTGGCGTAAAAACATATCCACATGTAGTTCAATTAAGTTGGGTTTTATATAATGATCAAATGAATGATGTGGAAATAGAACGAGATAGAATAATTTTATTACCGGAAGGTATGGAAGTCCCGGAAGAAACAATTGCTATACATGGTATAACTACCGAAAAAATGCGAACCGAAGGTGTTGAACCAACCTTGGTAATCGATGAATTTATTGAAGATTTGAGTAAATGTGATATGATAATAGGTCATAACGTTGATTTCGATAAATCAATTATGTTTGAGGAATTTAAACGTAATAAAAAATTTGATTATAGATTAGGACAACGACCTGTATATTGTACAATGACTATGGGAAAAAATGTATGTAAAATTGAAAGAAAAAATAAAAACACAGGAGAAATTTATTATAAAAAACCTAAATTGACAGAATTACACGAACATTTGTTTAAAGAAACACCTGCTAATTTACACAATTCTTTGATAGATGTATTGGTTACTTGTAGGTGTTTTGGCAAGTTATATTTAAACCGAGATATATTGGAAAATAATGTGCCATTAAAAAATCATTTTACTCAATTATGTTCGTTATAAATTGATTTAAAAATTTTTTATTTTTATCTATTAATAATGGAAGAAAATAAAATAATTACAAGAAACGGTTCATTTGAAATTCGTGAAAAAGGTGAAGAAATTTTGAAAAATCATGATTTTTTTAGAGATTTGGCTGAGATAATGGAAGATGAAAAATGTTCTACATTCTTCAAAAAATATTTTACAACTATGAGTGAATCGAAAATAAGTATTGTATATATGAAATTATATCAAGAATTTAAAACCAAATGGAATGAACTGACTGATACAGAATTAGATAAACGCATAAATACTTACTTACTGTGGAAAATGATGAAAGATGGTGAAACCAATCGTTTTGCTTTACATACAGTGTTAAATCATATGGAAAATCCTAAAAAGAAAGATTTGTTTGAAGATATAAAAGATTTTATGGTGATTTCTGATAAATACGTGAAATTAAAAGATAAATAATATTATTAATATTTTGAAATAATATTATTTTTTTACGAACCGCACATCAAACATTCTTCTTCTTCCTCCACTACTTCTTTTTTTTTATCGGGTTCGATTGTAAATTGTTGAGGAGCTGCCTTAGCTTTGGTTCTCAAGTAATAAATACCTGTTTTAAGACCCTTTTTCCAACTATAAAAATGCATACTTGTCAACTTTTGATACGTTGGTTCCTTCATCCATAAATTAGTGCTTTGACTCTGACAAACATATGCGCCCCTATCAGCACACATATCTAAAATATGTTTCATAGGGATTTCCCATACGATTTTATATTTTTCTTTTAATTTCTGTGGAATTTGTTTTATATCTTGAATCGAACCGCTATTTTTAATAATTTCATTTTTTATTTCTTCTGTCCATAATCCCAATTCGATTAATTCGTTCAATAGATATTTATTAATTACTATAAATTCGCCCGCTATTGTTCTTCTTACATAAATATTACTGGTAAACGGTTCAAAACACTCATTATTACCCAAAATTTGACTTGTTGAAGCTGTTGGCATAGGTGCTACCAACAATGAATTTCTTAACCCGTGTTCGGCTATTTGTGCTTTTAATGATTCCCAATCATACAAAGTGCTAGGATTTACATTCCAAAGATCAAATTGTAATTGTCCTTGACTTGCGGGACTACCTCCAAAACTACTATATGCTCCTAAGTGTTCATCACATAATAGTTTAAATTCATTATAAACAGGATTCCATTTATTTAATGAAGTTATATCTACATTTGTTTTGCTTAAATATGTATTACAACTAGCATTAGAATTTTCAAATGCCCATTCTTTATTTGTAAGAGATATTTTTAACGCTTTCATATATGGTTTTCTATCTCTAGCTATTTCCATACTTGCTTCTAATGATGCGTGATATATGGTTTCGAAAATAGTGGTATTTACAATTTTGGCTTCTTCTGAATGAAATGGAATATCTAATTTAGCATATGCATCAGCTAATCCTTGAACACCCAGCCCTATAGGTCTATGTTTAAGATTACTATTTTTAGTTTGAGGAGTTGGATAGAAATTTAAATCAATAATCTTGTTGAGATTTTTAGTAGCAATTTTTGTAATTTTATGCAATAATTCGTAGTCAAACACTGGTTTTACTAATTCTCTACAATAGTCATATCCACCTATGATTCCTGTCTGGTCTTTAACTTGTGGTAATGTTTTGACATTATGATTTTTTTTGAATTCTTCAAAATTTTCTTCCATAATTTCGGTCTCTAAAAATTCAACTCCTTTTCTTTTTAGTAAGGCTTTTAACAACAAACACCATTTACAATTGTTTTTTGTATACAAAATTACTTTTCCTTGGAAATTGAATTGTTTTTCATCTTTAACCATTTTACTAAGTGAAATACTTGCTAAATTACAAACAGCAGTCTCATCAGCATCACTGTACTCAATGATCTCTGTGCAGTTCGAAGTTATTACACCATTAAAAATTCCTGCGTGACGTAGAGGTTCATTAAAACAAAAAGTTTTATCCATTCGGTTATTATCTGTAATTTTAGATAT